CCTCCCGCCAGAGACGCGCGCGGCGTACGACTCCCTGGCGAGGCGCCTGTGCGCCGAGCTGCCGGACGGGCGCGTCGAGCTCCGGTCAGCGGCGCAGCGGCTCGGCGCCCTGCAGCGCGCGTGCTCGGGCCTCGCGAGGCTGCCGGACGGGCGGCTCGTCTCCGTGCCGGGCGCGTGGGAGGCGAGGGCCGCGGCGCTCGACGTCGCCGCTGGGCTGGCCGGCGGTCGCACGGTAGTCTGGTGCGCGTACCGCGACGACGTACGGAGGGTGCGCGACCACTTGACAGCCCTGGACTGGTCGTGCGTCACGTACTACGGAGGGTCGACGGGCTCCGAGCGCCGCGAGGCCCGCGCGGGCTTCAGGCCGGGCGCGACGGGAGCGAGGGCCCTCGTGGGTCACCCAGCGTCGGCCGGCCGAGGCCTGGACCTGTCTGCCGCGGCGGCAGTCGTGTGGTTCTCGCACTCGTTCAACGCGGTGTTCAGGGCCCAGGCCGACGAGCGGGCCACGGCAGTCGGCGGGCGCGACGTGCCAGTGTTCGACGTGGCGGCGCGGGGCACCGTCGACGAGTACGTGCTGGATTCGCTCGACGCGAAGCGCGACTTGGCCGAGGACCTAGCGCGCGGCGGCCTGAAGAAGGTACTGGAGAGACAGCTGGCCGCGCAGGGTTCTTCGGTCTTGGTGCCGCGTCATATTTCATTCACACCAACGGTTGAAACTACTGAGGAGACAGGCATGAGCAAGAAGAGCAGCAAGAAGAGCGACAAGAAGAATAACGAGACCGGCGCGGAGACCGGCGCGGAGACCGGCGCGGAGACCGGGGCGGAGACCGGGGCGGAGACCGGGGCGGAGACCGAGGCGGTCGCCAACAAGGAAGTCCAGCGGCGCCTCACCAAGCGCCCCAACGACGGGACCATCGGCGCGTTCATCTACGACTGCATCGTGGACGGCCTCGACAACAAGGACGTCCTCGCGGCCGTCAAGGCCCAGTACCCCGACGGCAAGACGTCGATGGCCAGCGTGAGCTGGTACCGCACGCAGATGCGCGCCAACTACGCGGCGCTCGGCATCGACTGCCCCGATACCAGCGTGAGCGCGCGCAGGGCCGCGGAGCCCGTCGCCACGCCGGCCCCGGACGCCCAGCCCGCGGAGTAGCCCCCGCGCGGCCGGCGCTCCGGCTCCTGGGCGTAAGTCAGCGGCAGACGTCCCGGCCTGGAATCGGGAAGACGGAGGTTCGAGTCCTCTCGCCCAGACGAAAGGAGACTCTTGATGCAAGTGACCGAACAGCAGGCGGCCTCGACGAGGCGCCTCATCGTAGAGGGCGTGAAGTGCGTACGCGAGTTCATGACGAGAGTGTGTGGCTGTCCTGTGCCCGACCGACCGACGCCTCTCTCGCCAGAGCGCAAAGACTTCGCGGTGCAGCTCCTCACGGAGGAGCTGTCTGAGTTCGTCGTCGCGAGGACTCTCGCTGACGAGGCCGACGCGCTGGTAGACCTCGCGTACGTCGCCATGGGGCGCCTAGTAGAGGCCGGCCTGTGCGACTCGGTGGGCGACCTCCACGCGGTCGTCGCGTACTGCAGGCCCCCAGAGACGCGAGACTTCTTTCTCAGTGGCTCGCGCTTCAGCCCGAGACAGAAGTGGACATGGGCGAACGAGCTGCGGAACGAGATAGCGTTGTTTGCCAGTGCCCGCGCGCTCGACGAGGAGGCCGCGGCCTTGGTCGACGCGGCAGGCGCAGCACTCGACGCGCTGTGGGTTTTAGGGGTCGATTGCGCGGCGGCCTTTGCTGAGGTCCATCGCGCGAACATGGACAAGGTGCCTGGAGTCAAGCCAGAGCGCGGCGGGGCGCACGACGCGGTAAAGCCGCCAGGCTGGCGGCCGCCCGACTGGGCCTCGCTGCTGGGCTGCGCGCACCTCGCGGACTCGGCGACTCCGGGGCGACACCTGCGCGAGGTCCCGTGCCAGAAGTGCGGCCAGTACTACACGGAAGACGGGGATACGGTGATGGCCGCCGGGGTCGACCACGCAGTGCAGGGCGGCGCGGTCTGCTTCACTAAGTACGACGCGGGCAAGGACTGCCGTCCAGAGCTCGTGCCGGCGCCGTTCTTGTGGGAACTCGCCAAGCTCTTCGCGCGCGGTGCGAAGAAGTACGCGCCGGAGAACTGGCGCGAGGGCCGCGACGCCCCGAGGTACGTCGGGGCCCTCGAGCGCCACGTCCTCGCCTGGCGCATGGGCGAGCGCGACGACCCAGAGACCGGCGTGCACCACCTGGTGTGCGCCGCGTGGAACGCGTGCGTCCTGTTCGTGACCGAGGTCGAGCGCCCAGAGAGCCTGCGCCGCGGCCCCGACTCAGAGACGAGGTACGAGCCATGAGGCCGGGGAGCTACGCGCACCAGTACCGGGCACTGCTGGCCGCGGCCATGCACCAGCGCCCGTCGCTCAACACTCGGACGGGAACGCGAGTCAGGACCCTGCCCGGCAACTCTGGGTGGCTCAAGCTCAGGGTGCGCGGCCGGCTGCCGCTGCCCGGCAACCGGCGCGCGTACCCGCACCTCGCGGCCGCAGAGACGGCCTGGCAGGTGTCGGGAGAGCGGGACGCGTCGTTCGTGCTGCGGCACGCCCCGAAACTCTGGTCCAAGTTCGTCGACGCCAGCGGCGAGGTGCCGACCGCGTACGGCCACCGCATGCGCCGTCACTTCGGCCGCGACCAGCTGTCCCTAGCCGTCTCGGCCCTGGCGGACGACCCGTCGAGCCGGCAGGTGCACGTCGCGCTGTGGGACCCCCGCCGCGACGGACTGGGGGCCGCGGGGCCCGCCAGCGTGCCATGTCCAGTCAGCTTCTCGGCGTCGCGCGCCGAGCCGTCCGGCGGGCTGGCCCTGACAGTCGACGTGCGGTCGTCCGACATGTTCGTCGGGCTCCCGTACGACGTCATGAACTTCGCGCTGCTCGGCGACGCGCTCGCCGCGACGCTGCGGCAGGGGCACGCGGGCTGGGAGAACTGCCAACTCGAGTGGCTCACGCTCTCCCTTGCTCACGGGCACGTGTACGAGCCCCAGTGGGACGCAGCGAGGACGTCCCTCGACGCCGGGCACTACTGGCAGGACCGCGAGTACGAGTGCTGGCCGCTCTTGCCAGGGTGGTCGCTCGGAGACGTCGGGGCGGACCCTGAGGACTACGTGCGGCAATCGCGGCTGCTGGCTGCGGCTGTCGAGTCTCACCCGTGGGCGCACTCCGCCGAGGTCGTGGCGTGAACTCGACGTGGGACGAGCGCATGTTCGCGCTGGCCCAGGCGGTAGCTGAGTGGTCCAAGGACCCCGAGCGCGGCGTGGGGGCCGTACTGACGCGAGACCGTGGCCGCGCGCTCTTCACTGGCTACAACGGCTTCCCAGCAGCCATACCCGACGACCCGGCACTACTGGCCGACCGCGAGGCTCGCATGGCGCGCACGGTACACGCCGAGGTCAACGCTGTGATGAACGCCTCCGCGCCACTCAGCGGGTGGACCGCGTACGTGACGCAGTACCCGTGTCACCAGTGCGCGCTGCTGCTGGTGACTGCCGGCGTGGCGCGCGTAGTGTGCCCGCCGCCGCGCCCAGAAGGGCGCTGGTTCTCGTCTCAGGTGCTGGCGAACGAGGTCTTCCTAGAGGCCCTGACAGCCCTGGTACTAGTGTGACGGGCGCGTCCCCGAAGGCCGCCGAGTCGAGTCTGTGGAAGTGGCTGCGCGACGCGGTGGCGGGGCCGCTCGCGCACGCCGAGCGCCTGGAGAACTTAGTCGGCTCTGGCACGGCGGACACGCTGCTGTGCCGCGGCGGCGCCGTCGTCCTAGTCGAGTTGAAGACGTGCGCCAGGCCGGCGAGGCCCAGTACTCGCCTCGCTGTAAAGGTGCGCCCAGACCAGCCGCGGTGGCACGCGTCGTGGACCCGGGCCGGCGGCGCGTCTGCCTGGCTAGTGCAGGTCGGCTCGGGCCCGCACGCGGCCAGGTACGCGCTCCCGGGCGCGCTCGGCGACCGGCTCGCCGGCGGCCTGACGGAGCCCGAGCTCGCCGCCCTGTCCGCGCGCGTGGACAAAGACTCGGCCTTCCACGACCTAGTAGTGGCTTCTAGCCGGGGTACGTGACCGCGCGGCCCGCGGTACGCTTCTGTTAATGAGAAACGTCGACGTAGTGTACGTGACAATCAAGCTACTCACCGCCGCGGCGGGTCCCAGGGCACTCCTGAACTACAACGCGAAGTGGCAAGACTGGAGCCTCGTCGGTGGCCACGTAGAGCCTGGGGAGGCACGGGACTCGGCCGCCGCTCGCGAGGCGGAAGAAGAAATGAATCCCCTCACCTACGGCGCCGACTTCGCGCTAGAGCCGCTCGGGACGAGGATACCGTCGCGGTTCAAGAGCGCAGTGAGCGGCGACTACTACTGGACACGATTCTACGCGCTGAAGTTCAGGACCGACCCAGTCAATGCACTGGGACGACTCGAGCGCGGGGCCTTCCGACTGTTCAGCCAGGACGAGCTCGCAGGACCGGGCGTCGGCGCGCCAGTTGCGTGGCTGAGGGACTCTGGACTCGGGACTCCGCTGGCGTGGAACTCGCCGCTCAGCTTGGCATCACTCGAGGCGGCCCTGAAGTGACGCTCAAGGAGTACGGCGAGGCGGTACGCGCCGAGAGGCGCCTCCGCAACATGTCTAGGAACAAGCTGGCCCGCATAGCTGGCTGCGGCGTGGACGCCGTGCGCGCCCTGGAAGATGGCGAGAGGGCGCCGACGAAGAGGGTACTCGCGCGGATGCTGGGAGCCCTGCCTCGCCTGCGAGGTGTGTCACTCCCGCAGTGCGCGGGACCCGCCGACTTCGCGGCGGCGCTGGCCTCGGCGCGCGAAGGCGCTGGCCTCAGCCGCACCGAGCTGGCCGAGCTCGTCGGGGTGTCCGAGAGCGCGGTGACTAACTGGGAATCCCGGGGCTACTGTCCCATAAAAATCCACTACGAGCGCCTACTCGACTTACTGCCTGACCTACTCGGCGGTCCGGAGCCGTCGTGGCGCGACATGGAAAAACCAGGGCCGGTATCCAGTCCTGCGGTCGTAGTCTTGGCGACGCGGCAGGTACCTGCCCTACCAGCGGCGCGGACTGAGGCGGCCCAGGACCCAGTAACCCTCGGCATGGCCTACGCCGCGGCGCTGTCCCGCGCGCTCGCGGCCGCGGTCGCTCGGGACGAGGCCGCCTCGAGGCTGGCCGCGCTAGAGAAGGAAGTGGAGGACGCCGAGGCGGCCGCGACTGAGGCCCACGCCGCGCTGCGAGCCGCCGCGCTGGCCGCTTGTCACTCTAGTGGGACGAGCACACGCGAGTAGCGGACGTCCACGACCACGTTGTCGTCGACGCCGTCCACGTCACGCAGGGTACCGCACTTGGCCACGAACTCTGGTCCCGGTAGCCGGTACACTTCCCTGACGAGCTCGCAGTTGGCGAGCGGCACTGACGCCGTCGGGTAAGCGCACGGGGCTTCCAAGTAGTCGCCGCACGGCGGCGTTCCCCAAGCCGCGGGCCTGGGGAAGCAGCCGAGCGCGCCGAGCGGCGGTCGCGGACCGAGCCTCGCGCCGAGAAAGACTGACGTCCCGTCCGTCTGGCCCGTCTCCGCGTCGAGCAGCGTGACGACTTGGCCCGGCAGTTCCTCGCACCGGACCTCTCGGTAGTCGTAGTCGTCGCCACTACCTAACTGTTGAGACTCGCAGCCAGAGAGTAAGAGAATCAAAATGATACTGAGCTTCGCGACCACCGGAGTCCTTTCGTCAGTAAGTCCTGGAAATAGAAGCGCACGAGGACGTCTGGTTCAGCCAGCGCGAATACTTGCAAGTCGTACTCGTGGCCCTCCTCGAATATTAAGTCGAACAGGGCTCCATCACGCGGGTACACGCACGCCGCGCCGTCACCGGTCTTCACAGCTAGGACTGACACTCGCTGTGGTGCCCAAGTAACGTCTGCGAGACTGACAGAGAGTTGGCCGTCCGAGAACGCGCACAGGCTCTCGAAGTCTGTGTCTTCGGCCACCCGCCAGCCTGTTATCCACTCATTCGGTCCTACTGACGCAGGAATGGGACGCCATTCACTCAAATACGGACTCAACTCCTCTTGTACTGGAGTGCACGCGGCGAGTGTCATTGTTAAGATGATTAGGTAGTTCATTTCAAGTCGTCTCTATGTCAATCTTAGATACCTGCACGGTACCGCTGGTACCAGACCACTGTATCCCTATCACTAACAAGTCTTCTGGATTCTCTCTCACGTACGGAGTACCCAAGAAGTCGCGGGTGTCCACGACTAGGTCGGCCCACGAAGTCGTGTCGCCGCCACTCTCTGGCGGCACGAGCACGACGGTCGCCGCGTCCCTGCGTCTGGCCAGGGAGAGGGTAACTTCAGCGTCAGTACTCGAGCCCTTTACTCTCAGTCGCACGCGCTGCAGGGCCGCTGTGAGCGGCATGGCCAAGTCGAGTTCTACCGTGCCAGTAGCCGGAAACTCAAGGAGCCCGCTAGTCGCGTTGAGGACTGGGCTGCCAGCCGTGACTCGATAGCCCGCAGAAAAGTTCACGTCGTGCCACTCAAAACCCCTGCCGAGTAGGCGCCACCGCGCGCCGTCCGCCCCGACGAGTACCGTGACGCCGTCGTCGGGGTCAGACGACCCAGCGTCGTACCCCCACAGCGCGCCGAGCCCGTCGAACGGCGCGGCTCGGCCGAGCAGCACGACGGACGCGACGCCCGCGCCCCTCGTATACGCGCGCAGCGCGTCAGCGTCGTCTAGCGTCGCGTACGACAGTTCGCCCTGTGCCTCGGCCTGCAGTCGGGCCAGGGTCTTCAACTCTGTTCCCAGTCTCGAGGTAACCGTGCCGGGAGACGCCGCGCCGTTCACGACCTCCTCTAGTGTCAGGGCGTCGGCGGCGGCGTCTTCTAATTCTTGCAGGGTGACTATGGCCACAGACTCATTCTAGCGCGCTGGCCGCAGTGGCTGCCGCCAGCGCGCGCACGTCACTCGCGGACAGGACAGAGCGCCACAGCCTGAAGTCGGACGCGAGGCCGTCTGACGTGGCCAACAGGGTCGGTGTGCCAGAGCCCGCCACGCTCGCCGCGACCTCGCCGACGAGCTCGCCCCCGACGTACAGTGCCGCCGCGCCCCCGCCGACCGTCGCGGCGACGTGGGTCCACCCGAGGGGGAGGGGCTCGAGCCGCGACACGGCTCCCTGCTCGTCTAGGTCCAGTACTACCGGGTCCGTGAACCCGACGTGGAACAGCACGTCGAACGTGAAGAACAGCATCCCGGCGAACTCGTCATTTACCCAGCACGACGCGGTGAAGCCGGCCGCGTAGTCGAGGTCCAGACCAGATATGCTGGGCGCCGTGCCACCGCTAACCCTCACCGCGTGGCCGCGGTCGGCGTCGTGCGAGAACGCCGCCGAGTCGGAGACTGCCAGGGCGTCCGGTCCCCAGTCTACGGCCTCGTGCAGCGGCATCCACAGTTTCAGCGCGTCGTAGCTGAAGCGCATGAACGAGTACTCGACTAGGGCGAGGCCCCACGTACCGCGGCCGCGCGGCTGGCGCTCCGTGACCTCGTAGGCGCGCACGCGCGCCGGCTCGCCGCCGGGGACGAGCGCGTACGCTGCTCTCGCGTACGCCTCTGGGTCCACGGTGGCCGGCCCGCTGAGCGACCTCGCCAGGGACACCGCCGCGCCGTCGTAGCCGGTAACGGCCACCGAGTCGACGGAGCCGTCTGCCAACTGCACGCTGAGCTCCGCAGGGAGACCGGCAGCTGAGTGGTCCCTGTCGAGCACCGCGACCGCTCCGTCGACCGCGGCCAGCTCGCCAGCGCGCGTGCCGGGCCTGAGCTGGTCTACTAGGAGCACGACGTCGCCGACCTCGGCCAGCTGGCCCTCTGCCGTGACTGTCACGGCTACGGTCTCGGTAGAGTGCCGCAGCAGGTTCCACTCTCGCCACGCGTGCAGTCTGGCGAGGCGGTGGTCCCTGACGCCGGCGGTCTCTAGCTTGCGCGGTCTTAGAGAATCTTCTAGCGGCGGGGCGACGAGTTCCGTCGGCTCGCCAGACTCTGGGTCGAAGTACCTGAGCTCCACGCCGTCGTGCTCGCCGTCCGGCAGTCCGAGGCGGAACGTCGACGTCGCGGAGCCGGGCACGACGCACCTCGAGTTCAGGAGGAGCGTCGGGAGCGAGGGGACGTCAGCGCGGAACCTAAGTCGCGGGCCGTCGCGGTGCACGGTCAAGAAACCTGCCCTGAGCGCGGTCAGCAGCAGGTCCTCGAAACTGGCGTCCTCAGAGTCGAACGTGTAGTCGAACGAGGCCTGCGCGCCCAGCCTGGCTGAGACCTGGTTCTCGGCCGCGTACAGGGACGCGAAGTCCGCGTCGTCTTCCGTCAGCCCGCCGACGCGAGGGTCGAGGCACAGGGCCGCAGCGGCCGAGGCGGCGCTCCTCGTGGCGAAGAGTAGGACCTCGTGTGTGCCCTCGGAAGCGTCCCAGGCCGGAAGGGCTCTCGTCACTTCTACGGACAGCTTCAGTTGCGGGTTCTCGCGCCCGAGGTACCCCTTGGCCCTAGAGTGCAGTAGGGTAATGTCTCCAGCGAACTCGTCGACGCTCTCGGCCACGTACGTCTCAGCCATGTATACGGCGTCCGTGACGGGCTTGTCGTAGAACCTCGACGAGGCGCGGCGCGCTGCCACCCGGTAGTACCCGAGTGGCACTGTCAGCACGACTGTCACGTACCTCGGCCCAGCCTGCCCGCTCGACCCTAGCACCTGCGCCGAGTCCTCGTACTCGGGGCCCGTCAAGTCTCCGTCAGCGTCGCACGCCGAGGCCCGCAGGCGGACAGACACGTTGAACCCGCGGCGCTGGCCGTCGTCGGCCTGCTCGAACACGCCGTCGGGGGCCACGAAGCTGGCGACGACGCGGTCGCACAGCTGCGGCACGAACGGGAATTCTACCCAGTTGTCAGAGTCTGCTTGGCGCTCGAGTCGGGCCTCCCTCGTGCCCGACTCGCCGCCGACGAACTCCGCGAGCCTGTTCCAGTCAGAGTCGACCGAGGCTGGACTACTGAATTCTACGTACGACGGCGTGGCCGCCGCGACGACGTAGACGTGAGGAGACAGGAAGAATATTGGCGCGATGCCCGTGTCTAGGCCCTGGTGGGCCTTGAGCAGTACGGAAGAACCTACTGGGAACAGGACCTCCATGTCGTGGTCGCTGCTGACGCGGCTGACGCGGTTCGGGTACTTGAAGCGCACGTCGCCGTCGAGTACGCCAGCGTTAGGCGGCGGGAGCTCGCTCTCGCTGACGGTCACCTGGTATACTAGGAGTGGCGGGTCCGTCGGGGGCGTGCCGACGGACAACTGCGGCGAGCCGTTCCCGGGCCAAGTGCCAGGAGCGTACACTCGCGCGCCGTAGCCCGGCAGTTCCGTCACCGACGTCTCGCCCTCTAGTATGTCCCCTACCACGTACCGTCCCCTTCCTACGCACAGCAGCGCCGTCTCCACGGCTCTGTGGTCCTCGTACGTGCGGTACGGCACTGACACTAGGTCAGGCACGGTAGTCAGCGACCCGAATATCTCCGGCACCCTGGCGAGAAGGCGCGGCCTGTTGGACCTCGACCCGAAGCTGTTGTTGGGCGACGCCTCGTCTACCTCGGCCGGGCTCAGGGCCTCGGGGGCCGTGAAATACGAGTACAGCGCGAACCCGAGGCTGACGACGCTCGCGCCTATCGCCACGGCCAGGACCGGGTCTTCGGGGTGCGGCCACACGCCGACGGCGCCGTCACCAGTCTGTCTCCAGGACAGCCGGCGCGGCGCCGCGGCGGCCTCGAGGTCAGCCACGAAGGACTGCCAGTCTGTCACGTCCGTCTCGAGCGCCTTCTCCGCGCCGAACGGGTCCGCGTACACCGTGACGCGAGTCAGCACGAGTAGAACTCCGCGCGGCCGTGCTCCGCCGCCGCCGCGGACAGCCTAGTACCGTGGACCGCGCCGCCTGGCCTCAAGTGCCACACGCGGCCCTCGCAGTACACGCCGACGTGAAGCCGCCGCGCCCTAGACTCGAACAGCACGACGCACGGAGACCGCGGCGCGCTCAGCTTCTCGAACTGCTCGGGCCTGTCTGAGTACCCAGGCTGCGGGCCCATGTCGTGCCCAGTCACCGCGGCCCAAGCGCGGCGCGCGTAGTCCCAGCACGTGTCGCCGGGCCTGCTCTCTAGCGGTATTCGGGTCATGGCACTCTCAGTGTTGGGAACAGGCGCCGCGTGTACGTCAGTCCCGTCCTAGCAGGACTCGAGGCCCTAGTCCTGGCGGACAGGACGGACAGTCCAGCAGTCACGGCCACTGAGTACACTTCTAGGCGCCACGGCCCGACTATCGGGCCGTCGAGCAGCGCGTCAGACCTGAACGCGCGGTACGTGAGAACTGGTCGCTCCAAGGTGCGCCCGCTCTCGCGCACGCGGTCCAGCTCGCTCGGCACGACCTCGCCGAGGTCCCCGAGTTCTACGGTCAAGTCGAGGGCCAGGCCAGAGCGGCTGACTGGCAACCGCACGGCGAGGGGGTAGTACTCGAACTCTACCACCGAGTCGTCTTCGAGCCGGGCCTCACAGCCCTTTATCACGTTTCGCACGACGCGGTACTCCTTCGACCAAGCAGAGTGCGACAGTACTACGGTCTCCGCGTACGCCGCAGACGCCGGGCCGTCGAGCACGAACGCTGTCAAGCTCACGCGACCAGGTCCTCGTTGACTAGTACTGCCAGCCGCGCCAAGAGAGCGGACATGGCGCCGCCGTCCTCGTACGACTCGAGTATCCACTCATCTAGCGCCGCGTCGTACTCGGCGGGCTCTACTTCGAGCTCCGCGCGGACGCGGTATGAGTGACCAGTAGTTCCCTCGAGGCTCAGCGTGCCGGGCACGAACAGCGCGACGTGCTCGCGGAGTAGCGGTTCGCCTAGTATCAAGTCAATTAAAAATCGCGAGGTACCGTTGCCCGCGACGCGCCAGAAGGCCGTAAAATATTGGTACTGAGCGTCGTCTAGTACCCAGGTGACGCTCACCGTGGCCGAGCCGCCGACTTGGTCCAAGCGGATTTTTCCTAGGCCCCCGTCTAACTTCACGTACACTGAGTCGTCCGGCGCCGCGGCGGAGTAGCCCGCCTGGCTAGGGACCAGCGCGAGTTTTCTCACCTGCGCCTCTGCGCGGCCGTTGTGTGCCTCGCCATGGCCGACGCTACCACACTACTCGGGGCAGACAGGTCCTGCGCGACGGCGCGCGGCGCCTCCTCCCTGACCGCCCTGCGCGCTATGACCTCGACCTCGCCGCGGCTCACTTCCCTCGCCTCTACCACGACGCCAGGCGCGTTGTTGACCACGTTCACGGTCACCCCGCCAGAAGTCCTGCCCGCATTCATTGCTTCTAGTGCCGCGCGATTCTTGCGAGTGGCCGCGGCGTTGACGACGAACTCGCGGCCGTGCACGACTCCTGCCACGTCGCGCTCGCCCGAGTTTCCAGTGTACCCGCCAGCGGCGAAGCCCTGCACCGCGGCCAGTCCCGACGACAGCGCCACCGTGCCAGCGACGGCCGCGCTGGCTGGAGCGGCGTTGGCTCCTAGAGTGGCGAGTGAGGCGAGTGCCGCTGGCGCGGCCCACGCCGCTGCCGCGGACGCCGCTGCCGCGGACGTCTGCGCCTGCGCGGACGCCTGGAGCGCCCGGCCGAGCATGGCGTTGGCGAGCATGGTGAGGCCCATCTTTACCAGTCCAGAGATGACTGAGGCCAGCGCGGTCTTGGCGACGTTCTTCATGCCCTCTGAGAACGAGTCGCCGAATACTATGGACCTAGCGGTAGCGTCGGCTATACCCTGGGTCAGAGAGCCCCCGGGACCGAACACGCTAGCGAACGCCGCGCCCATCTCGGCCGCGGCGTTGCGGGTCTCTAGTACCATTATTTTCAGCTGGCGCACGAAGCCCGCGGTAGCGTTGTTGTCTGCCTCCGACGACCGCAGTATCGCGAGCTCGTGCTCGGCCACCAGCCTGTTGTACTCGCGCAGGGCCACGCTGCCGTCCTCGAGCAGGGAGGTCAGCGCGCGCCTGTGCAGCGCCGCGCGCTGCTCCGCCCCTGCCAAGTCGTCGAGGACGTCGGCGCGCTCCTGCAGCAGCTGGCGCTCGCGGACCGCGGCCGCCAGTATCTCGCGCTGCGAGGCCGTCAGCGACTTCTTCATGGCGTCCTCGAACCTGAAGGCCTCCGCGTACACCTCGCGGTCCAGCGCTAGGTGGCGCAGCAGCCCAGACTCGCGCTCGTAGAGGGCCAGGAGCTCCTTGAACGTCGGTATCTTCGACTTTTCGTGGACTGGCGGCGGGGGCTTCCCCTGCTGGTCCGCGCCAGTCGGTCTCGGCTTGCGGCCCTTGGCAATCTCCTCCGCGCGGTCGAGCAGCGAGTCGAGTAGGTCCTCTGCTGGCGACAAGTCGAAGCCGCTCAGGAACCCAGTCTTGATGGCCCTGCCGAGGCGCGTGCCGGCCCCGGCGTACTCGTTCTCCATCTGAGATATGTGGAGACTCTCGGCGGTCACTAGTGGGCCCTCCTCGAACGCAGACCTGAAGCCCTCCGCGGCCGCCCTGCCTATGCTGGGCAGGTCCCTTTCGGCCGCCTTCCTGACTCCCCCGAGGTCCAGTCGCGGTGGGTCCAAGTCTACTCCTGGCAGCTTGTTGAGCAGTCCAGTCATTTTCTTGAGTCCCCACTCTACGAGCTCCAGGGCCCCGGCCAGGGCCTTCTGAAATATCTGCTTGAAGAATGCGGGCAGTACGGAGAAGATGCCGACTATGGCGCGGTACGTGCCGGCGAACAGCGCGACCCAGAAGCTCACAGACACGGCCACGTCGTCTGCCATCTGGTTGAATATCTTCGCGAGCCTGTTGCGGGCCTGTACCATGCCGCTGCGCAGCGTGTCGGGCAGGAAGTGCCACACGGCTTCTATGGACCTGAACAGCCCGACGAACAGGCCTATTATACCATCTATTATCCTCGCGAAGAACCTGAGCACGCCCTCGAAAGACCACTCTATCTTGCCGAAGGCCTCCGCGGCGAGGGAGTGAATATACTCGAAGGCCTGCTTGAACCACCCTACTAGTCTCGCCAGGCCGCGGCGTATTTTCTCCCACGCAGCCGCGGCGAGGTCAGCCAGCGTGGCGGTGCGGTCCTCTGCCAGTTTCAACTTGTCGGCGAACGCCACCAAGAAACTTATGACGACAGTGAGGGCTACCAGCACGGCCCCGAACGGGTTAGCAGCCATGGCGGCCGTGAGGGTCCTTATGCCAAGAACGGCGGCGGCGACCGCCTTCTTGGCGAAGTGCACGCCCAGAGCCAGGGACAGCGCGGCCACGGACCGGATGAGAGGCTCCACGTTGCGCCCGAGGAACAGTATGGAGTCAGTGACGAGAGCCATGGCTCCCGTGCTCTCGTTCATCTTCCCTATGAACGCCACGACGTTGTTGCGCATCACGATGAACGCGTTGCTTATCGTGGGCTGGACTTTCGCCATCTGGGCCGCGATGGCGTCACTCTGCGAGAGTATGCCCTCAAAGAGTATCTTTGAGGTGACCTTGCCCTCTTTTACCATCTTGCGCAGCCGCGCCACGCTGCCGCTGGCCTCGTCGATGCCCCGCGCTGCGGCGAGTGCGACTGGATACGCGCCCTCTATGATGGCGTTGAACTCTTGGGCCTCTACCCGGCCCTGGGACAGCGCCTGGCTCAACTGCAGCAGCGCGCCCTTAGACTCCAGGGCGCTGATGCCCTGCGTAGACAGCGCCGTGCCCACGACTCGCGTGAACTTGAAGAGAATCTCTTGGCTGGCCCCGAGGTCGCGCGCCGCGAGAGACGCGCGCTGGAACAACTTCACGTTACCCTCTATTGGGGTCCTCGTGTCGTTCGATATCTTCATCAAGCGGTCGAACGCCGCGTGCGCGTTGTCCATGCCGCCCGTGACGAGGCCGAGCACGTTTATGTGCTGCGTGTACTCGTCGCTGAGGGTCTTCAAGCCCTGCACGGCCTTGGCCACGCCCACCAGCGCGACGGCCCTGACGAGGGCCTTCTCGACTCTGCCGCCGGCCGACTCTACCCTGCGCAGGCGCTTCTCTAGGTCGTCGGCCTTCCTGACGCCAGAGGAAGAGTCGAGTTTCACCACTATGTTGAAGGTCTCGACGGCCATCTATTCACTTCTTAGAGCAGTGTCTCAAGAACGCCGCGTCCATGGCGGCTACCGCGGTCTCCAGGGCCAGGGCCAGCGCGCCTGTCACGCCCTCGCGCTCGCAGTACGCCCACACGGCAGTGGCGGGCACTGGTCCCAGCGCGAAGCCGACCTGCCTGCACGTCGACAGTAGCCAGAAGGCCCTGAGGAACCACTCGTCGCCCGGCTCTGGCGGCTCGGCGCCGACGTACCAGTCTGGCAGCGGTCGGCCCTTGACCTCCGCGGCGTCGAGCGAGTACCCGAGTTCGGCGACGCGGAGCTCGAAGAGGAGCCGGGCGCTCAGTCGTTTCCCAGGTCTTCGGTCTCCTCGTCGGTGAGCTCGAGGGCCCCCGCGAAGTTGCCCGGCTCGGAGCAGTAGTTCCGCAGCTCGTCGAGCAGCCAGTCTGGTAGGGCCCGCAGGAACGCCTCGCAGTTCTCGCGGTTGAAGAACGCCTGCTCGCCCGCAGCGTTCAGCACGTTCTCCCAGCCGACCACGACGTAGCGCGGGTACAGCTCCCTGTCAATCTCGCGCGCCGCCTCGAAGTCGGCCTGCGACACGCGGCGCGCGCTCGCCTTGCGCCGCTGCTGCAGGGACTTCAGCCGGGCCGCGAAGTAGGCCCGGTTCGACTCCAGGGCCGGGCGGACCCACAGCGCGGGCACGGGGTCGAGTTGGCCAGACGGGTCGAGGTCCGGCATGGCGAACTTCCGCTCGCCAGTCGCGTCGAGTTTTTTCAAGTGTTCGAACACAGCAGTCCAGCTCCTTACTCGAGGGGTACTACGGGGAAGACGGAGGCGCTCAGGGACACGCCGAACCGCGGGTCCTCGTGCGCCATGGCGTCGATGGCGACGTTCACAGACTCGTTCACCGCGAACCCGCGCTCGCCGCTGCCGAGGGTCAGCGCCGGTACGTCGAGGTACACGGCCCCGTCCTCGTTGCGCATGGCGAAGTCGAGGGTGACCTCGGCGTTCGAGCGCACTCGCGCCAGCACGTCGGCGCTCGTGAAGACGAGCTCGGCCTCGATGTCGACCTCGAAGTTGCCCGCGTTGACGTAGCGCGGACCAAGGCGACCGAGCACGAACTCCCCCTCGACGTTGTTGTTCAGCGTGAGCGTGAGCGACTTGAAGTCGGTCGAGAGTCCAGTCTCGTCAGTGTCGGCCAGTCGCAGCCGGGCCACGTCAGACGCCGTGCCGAGCGCGCCGCGCCGCCCCGGCACGAACGGCGCGTCGGCGCCCGCGGCGCGGTCGGTCGTCGGCGGGTCGGCGTCGAGCCCCACGAACGACGCGCTCGCCGTCGCCTTGTCCGAGACGGCCAGCTCTATCGAGAGCTCGTTGAAGTGGCACCCGCGCACGTACTCGTACATCGTCTCGCCAGCGGGCCCGAGATTGGGATAGGTCACTTCGAAGGTGAAACTGCGCTGGGCGTAGTCGTCGTGGCCGACTGGCACGTTTCGGACGAATTGGCCGAAGAGCAGGTCGACGGACTGGCCGGTACCAGGAGACGTGACGAGCGCGCTCGACAGCTTGTCGAGCTCGAGAAACGCGGGGTCCACCGACACGACCCTCGCGTACCCGTACACGCCGGCCGCGAGGCGGTTCGCGGGGTCCACGCCGCCGACGTGGACGAACTGTCCCGGAGTGAGGCCGAGCTCGCTGAAGTCCAGGGCCGTCCCGGCCCCGTTTCCGCTCGACAGTATCCCCTCAGTTCCTGTGACGACCAGGGCCAAGTCTTCAGACGCGGCGCGCACGCCGGCGAGCTCGACAGACTGCTGGGGTCTCGCTGTCTCGGCGGTCAGGCCGCCGCTGACGGTGAGCGCCGTCGTCGGGGCCACGGGCTTCGCGGCGAGTGCCTTGAGGCCGTTGTTGCCCGGCAAGAGGTAACCGGCCGCGTGCAGCAGGGTGACGGGCCCGCCGCTCTCGTAGTGCAGGCGGGCTGCCTGCGCCGCAGACAGCGCTGGCACCGTGTACGCGCTCGCGGTGGCTGGGCTCGAGCGAAAGGCGAGGTCCCGGTTGGTCGGCACCGCGAACAGGAAGCCCCCGAGCACGGTGCTCAAGAACGAAGCCGTGACGTCGTGCTCGAGCTCGGCCGAGGCCTCTAGCTTCGAGACGATGCCCTTCACACGCTGCCGGTGACGACTTATGGGGTCGCGCGCGACAGTCTCCAACACTGGACCCACGGACCCGACGGAGTTCGGCTCCAGCTGGTCCCACGCCTCGCCAGGAACGCCGGGAGAGGTCTCCTCGGCCACGGAGACCGTAACGGTGTTGGTGAGTACTCTTCCCATTTTAGCTCCTCAGATGACGTTCTCGTACGTGAACGGTACCTTGACTACTGAGACGTGCCACGCCCCATCGCGGTAGCCCTCCGCTACGACGGGAGCGCCGAGCGCGAGGGACCCCGACAGCGCGGCGCCAGCGAGGGGAATAAAGTGGTCAACTGTGCCGGCCGTCGGGGACGTGCCCCTGTCTGGCCTCGCGTACACCCGAGTCGTGACTTCGCCAGAGTACTCGAACCGCCTCGACCCGACCGGCGCGAGAGTGCGCTGGTGCGCGCCAGTGTGAGCTACGGACAGTCTGACCCACACCTGGCCCGGCACGGGGTCGAAGACCTCGTTGTCGAGCACGACGGTGTCGGCCGTCGCGACGCCAGCAGCCACGAGGCGCGCCATGACGACGCTCAGCAGCTCTTGAGTGGCCTCGGCAAACGTCATGAAGTCTTCTCTGTGAACGCCCGCACTACTGCGGCCCGCACGAAGCCGGGCTCTGCCTGCGGACTCGAGCCAGCGTTGAGGTCCGGCATGTAGTCGCAGTCCGTGACGACTCGGGCCTCGGGCTCTGCGTCAGACGTCGCGGCCTCCAGCTTCCACGAGGCGCGCGCGGCGCCAGTACCTACTGGCGTGGCGGCGCGCACGCTCTCTAGCACGTGTCCGGCCACGGCGTTCACGACGCCTTTCACGTGGGCGTTGAGTGACCGCCGGACTCCCGCAGCGTCAGCCATTCGAGGGCCTTCTTTCTCGACGAGAACTTTCTGCCGCAGACTTCCCACTGGGACCCGACCCGCCGCGGCTCGTCACGCGGCGGCTCGTCACGCGGCGGCTCGTCACGCGGCGGCTCGTC